GTGATTTTAAAAAATTTGTTTTTGATACTATTTCCCAAGGGAGTATTGAATTAAATTCTGAATTTGGATCCGGATAATAATCTTCAATATCCATTTCAGCAATTCCATTTGGAACTATTTTATAAAATGTCATATCAAATTTAGCATTTTCATCTTCATCAAGCCACTTTTGATATAATCCGTTTTTTATATTATTGTTAAATATTTCTTGTTTATCAGAAGCATATTTATAAAATGTAGTAAGTTCTTTATTTTTATTATATAATTCATAATTATTTGATTCTTTTGAACCTTTTATATAACCTTCAAACTTACTATTAACATTATTTGCGTTATTTAGTGATGAATTTAAAACAAGTGAATCAGTATCTAATGATCTAATTTCCCTAAGTCCTTGTTTGTTTTTTGGTAATTTATAAATTAAATTATCTGTTGGTTGGTCCATGCGGTCCCACCATTGATTATTAGCCTTAAAAGCTAATAGCTTACCATCTTTAAAAGCTATTTCTTTACCACTTCCATAGCTTTTCCAATACTTAAATGCTTCATCTAAATTTCCATCTATACTAGCAGCAATACACCAAGGATTAGCTTTTTCACCCCAATTAGAATCAATTATTTTTCTAACATCTAGTTGAGCTTGTTTAGTATTTATAACTTCATAAACATCTATTCCATCTTTAAATCTTCTTTTATCTAAAAAAGTTTTGTTTAAAAATTTATCTGGATTAATTCTTTTAGGTTTAATTACTCCTGAAAACTTTTCTAATAATTCATTAGGATTTTTAAAACTAAAAGGATCTAATTTTTTATTAGCAGCAATTTTAATAGCATCTTCAACTTTATATCCATCTTCAGGTAAAATTAAATAACCATTACCCATGTAAAATAAAGCTAGTTTTTCATATTTACTTTTTTTGTTTTTGGGTACATCTAGTTTATTAACCCAATCAAATAAATTATCAACTTGTTTAGGTATATCTTTTAATTCTGGTCTTTTAGCTTTTAATATATTTTCGTAATTTTTTCTAGAAGTTTTAGAATATTTAATAGACAATAATGAATCATGATTACCAATAATACTAAGGCCATTATTTAATGATTTAGAAAATTTAAAATCTATTGGTCTATCAATAATTCTACTAACTTCTTCAGTTTTTTGTTCTTTATCTAAAAATTCTCTTTTTTCTGCAACTTCAGGTTTTTGTATAACCTCCATTGTAGCATCTAAAGCTATTTCATCTGCAAGTAATTGTGATAACGATGTTTTACGTGAGTTTGCTAAATTAGCATATACGCTAGGCCCAGTAAAGTAATCAATAAACTCTTGTTTAGTTATTTCAGATTTTGGTTTAAATACTTTTTTACCTATTTGTGTTTTTTCTCTTAATTGTTTACCTTCTTCATTTATAACTTCTTCAGTAAATAAACCAGAAAACTTTTTATTAAGTGTTTGTTGAGGAATAGCTTTAAATATTTTTTCAAAATTATCATCTAAGTATTGCTTATATGCAACACCAGTACCTAATAAATTTTTAAATGTTTTAGTTAAATCATTTCTAAAACTTTTTGTTAAAGCTGCTTTAAATTTTTTACTATCAACAGGCGGTAATTTAGTACCAAATGTTTTCTTAACTGAATCACGTACTTCCTGTACTGCTGCTTCATTTAAATTTATTTCTCTTCTTAAACTTTTACGTGCATCTTTAGATTCTTTATCTTGTGACTGTGTTACAATATCATCTGTAACTTCTGTTGCTGCAACACCTCTAGCTTCTGTAACATCTTCTGTAAACTTTTCACCTAATATACGACGTGAAGCTTCTATAGCTCTAGCTGGTAAATATTTGTTTATATAAGCGGCTAATGGCACACCTGAATCTGGTTTATATGCTCTAATTAAATCTAATATTCCTCTTTGACCTATTTCAATTTCACTTTCTAAAAGTTCTTTATCAAAATTAGGAGCATCTCTTCTTTTTTGTACTATTTTATTTGTTATAGGTTTGAATAAATTAATTATTTCAAGAGCACTATCTACACCTTTTGCATCGTATAATTCTTGAACTTTGTCAGATGCAATATCAGCTTTAGATTCTTTTACAATACTTTCAGCTTCTTTTATTGCTTTAAGCAAATCAAACAGACCACGTTCACCTGTTTCATCTTCTTTAACAGTTTGTGGTTCAATTTCATTAACAGTTTCTGCTTCTGTTTCTGTTAACTTACCTGTTGCTTTTGTTTCTGTTAATGCTATTTGAGATTTACTTAATTTACCTTCTGAAATATTTTTATTGTAATCCTTAACAAAATTATATACATCTCTACCAGTATTAAATTTAACTTTAACACCAGCAGCTTGAAGAGTTCTTCTTATTACATCACCTATTTTAGTAAATATATTTTCATTAAAAGTAATATCACCCGTAGCTAATGCATCAGAAAATAAAGTTATAGCTTCTTCTGCTTGTTCTTCAGCAGATTTGTTTTTATATTGATTTAATCTTTGAGCGTATTTACTATCCTTAACTTGATTAACATCAATTTTATTTAAATATTTACTAAGAGCATTTCCTAAATTAAGCTGAGCTTCGGGATTACCTTTAACGGTTTTGTAAAGCAACGCATGTAAAACTTCATGGAAAGGAGCTGTAACTGCTTGGTCTTTTTTAGCTATTTCTTTATTTATTACAATAGTTTGTTTACCTGTATTACGATTTTGTATAATAAATGCTTGCTGTTCAGAAGCTTTTTGACTTACTTTGCCTGGTATGTTTTGCTGTAAAAATTCATTTATAGCTGCAGCATTTTCAAAAGATTCAACATTTATATCAGATATTTCTGAAACAGCTTGTGTTGCTTTTTCAATGTTTTTTTCAAGCATAATATTATTAATCCTATTTTGAGAATCTTCATATGCTGTTTTAAATCCTTTTAAAGCTGTATTATATTGTTTTCTATTAATCTTACCTTCATCAAATTCTTCATTTAACTTTTGAACTTTTGAAATTTGTGTATTAGCTAAATCTCCTAAATTATTTATTTCATCAATTTGTGTATCAGATAGTTTATTTATTTTATCATTATTTTCTGTTACACGAGTAGTTATTTTAGCTTTAACTTCGTCTATTTGATTTTGTATACCTTCTTTTACTGTTGGTGATCTTGAAAGATTATATTGTTTATTTAAAACAGTAAGTTCTTCAAGTTCTTGATTTATTGCTTTAACGTCCGAAGGTGGTCTTGAATTACTACTAGCTAACAATCTAGCTCCTTTCATACCTGCACCTCCAAAAGCTCCTTGTAATCCGCTTTCAAATCCTTGTTGTGAAAATACAGCATTAACAAATTCTCCAGCAGCCTCTTTTTGACTACCAGTTTCACCTAATTTTTTATTATATTCTTCAGCACCATATTGGAACATTTCAGTTCCAGCTTCAACTCTTGCGGCTCCTAAAACCGCTAATCCTTTAGCACCAAATTGTCTTCCAATAATAGTTTTAGATATTGATTTAGCAGCTTCTTTTTTTAACGGAGCAATCATTTTACCAAGACCAGTATTTTCAGCAAAAGCTTGGAAGTATGCAATACCCATAGGTTTAGCTGTATCTGCTTCGTCATCTTGTATAAGTTGTTCTAATGATTTTCCTTTTCTTTTAGCTAATCCTTTATTGTATTCTATATAATTATCTGCTGCATAGTCCATGAAATATCCAGCCCCTGCAGTTAAAACACCATAAGCTGCTGATCCTACTGTATTTAAAAAAGCACTTGCTATTGCAGCTCCTCCTTTTAAAAACTCACCTTCTTTAAAGCTTTCAATAATTTCAAGAGTAGGTTTACGTAATTGTTTTTCTTTTTCTCTTTCTGGTATTTTTTCTAAAATTTCTTCAGTACCTAATCCTTCTGTAATAAATTTATTGTCTTTATTTTCTTTAATAAATTCTTCTACATTTTCTTCACCAAAAACAGAGTTAGCTATAGCAGCACTTGCAATATCTAAAGCAGCTGAATCTCCTGTCCAAAAATCAGCAACTCTTCCAAAGTCTGTTCCAATATTATATAATGAATTTTTTATAGATTCAAAACCAGATACTTCAGCTGACGGTAAATCCGAAGAAACGGTTTCCGAAACTAATTCCGTATCTGCGCTTACGGGTGCTACAGTTTCCTCCACAACCGCACCCGGTGCTGTGGGAGTTTGCTTTCCCAATTCTTGGGATTCATAATATTTTATAACAGCTGCAATATTTTCTTCAGATTCACCTGCATCAATCATGCGCTGAACAATAGCTTCTATTTCATTCATATTAAACTATTTTATTTTGTTGTATATTTTTGTAATAAATCAGCTGCATTCATTTCATCTTGAGTTGGCGGAGTAAAGCCGCCTTGTATTGTTAATGCGTTTAATAAATCATCTGCAACGCTTTTAGCGGTTGGCACATCATAACCAGAAGCAATTAATAATTCTCTATAAAAATCTTTTTTACTAATTGGTTTATTAATATCTAATTCTATTCTTGAAGTTTTTGGAGCTCCTTTTAAATTAATATCATAACCTACAAATTTATCGTCTTCGTCTCTAGCTGTTTTAACATTAAAGCCCATGCGATTTAAAGTTGATTCAAGAGCAGTATCATTTTCTTTAATTTCTAAATTGCCTATAGTTTGTATTACATTACTTTGAGGTGCTCTAGGAAAATTAAATACATTACCTTCTGCTAATATATCATTAGCCATTTTGCCGGCAGTTATTTCTTTTTTACTAGGTTTAGATGCTTTTGTAGGCTTTGGTGGAACAATTAATTGTCTTTTAGTAGTTGCAAGAGCAAAATCACCTTCAATTTGAATTACATCTTTTTGAGATGCAATATCATTTAATAAAAGTTCAGTATAAGCTTTTCTTACACCTTCTTCATTATCTGTTAACGGAACTTCAGTTGATTGATTTAATTGATTTTTCCAAACATTTCTTTTTTGTTGATTGTCTAAACCATAATAAGCAGCAACTTGTCCATCTAATGTTGCAGATGAAGCATCAACAATAGCCTCTTTATTTATTGTTTTATATAGTTGTTTATATTTATCTCCACCAATTGTTGTTGTAATACTTTCTTCTGTATTTAAAAATTGTTCTTTATAACCACCTTGATCATTAAGTATTTGTTTGTCTACGTCTTTTAAAAACTCTGTTTTAGTATCAGGTATATCGTATAATAAACTATTGCCAGATTGCAAATATTTTACTGAATTTAAACTTCGTATTAAGGATCCATCTTCACGGTAAGCCATCATGTCCATAGAACCATCTTCTAATTGGATCATTCTAACTGTTCCTCCGGGTTGTCTACCACTTGCTACTTGTATAAATTCTTGATTTATTAATCTTTCTTGCTCATTTTCTCCAGCAATACCTTTAGTATATCCTAACTCGTTTTTGTTTTGTATACTTAAATAATTTTGGCCATCAGCTTGCATAGAACCTACGAAAGCTTCTGCATCTATTAGTGTTGTATAAGAATTTTGTAATAATTTATTATAATATGCTCTGTTTTGAGGATTTGTTTCAGTAAGCAAAGCTATTTTAGCATCTCCATATTGTTTTATAGCGTTATCAGCTATTGGTCGTAATTCATCTGATAGTTGGTATTTTTTTGTTTGCTGTTGAAAATTAGCATTCATTTTAGCTTTTTCAAGATCAACTCTATTAAATAAATCTTGTTCTTTTTTTAAAGCTGCTTCTTGCTCTTTAAGTAATTTTTCTTGTTTTTTAGCATACATTTCAATGCCTCTAGCCGCTTGCTTCCCAACTTGTTCTAAACCTGCTGCATATATCTGACCTGCTTTACTAGGCTGTACTATTTGTGGATTTCTATAACTCATAATTTATTTTTTATAATCTTAACTTGGTTTACCACTTCCACCAGGACCAGGAACAGATCCGCCTTGGTAATTACCCGCAACTGAAGCTCCTATATTTCCTAAAGAACTCATACCACCAGATATTATAGAAGCTTGATCTGCTCTTGCTTGATTAATATTTGCTTGGCTTTGAGCTTGTTGGCCTGCTAGTCTATCTAATTGTGTTTGTTCTCTTATTTCTTTTTGACCAAACATAAATTGTTGCCCAGCAACATCAGCTGATTGCATTCTTTGAGCTTCACTTAATTGAGCACCTTGAACTCTTCGAGCTTCACTTAATTTAACTTGTTGTAATTGTGCTTCTCCTTGTGCTTTTAATCTTTCATTACTTAATTCTTGTTTTTCAATATCTGCAGAAACTTGTTTTTTACTTTGTAATGCCGCTTGAGCTAAAGCAGTTGCACCACCAGCACTAGCACCAGTTGCCCTTAAAGTATCTAATGTATTAGCTAATGCTAAATCTGATTGCTCCATTTGTATTTCAGCAGCACCAGTAGCAACACCTAAATCACCATAAGGATTAGACATCATTCCACTAAGATCGGTAGCCATTGAACTAAGATCTTTTACATTAGCATAAGGATTAATAATAGGTTGCCTTTTACTTTCTAAAGCATTCATTTTTCTACCTATTCTTTCTTTTTCTTTTTCTTCTGCTTTACGCTGTTTTTTAGCTCCAACAGCGCCAATAATAGTACCACCTAATGAAACTGCCGCTGAAGCGATGCCAACTATTAACATACTCATAATTTACTTGTTTTAAATTTAAATTCTTCATAACTAGATGAAGCTAATATTTTTTCTAATTCCTCAATGTTTTTAATATTATTAGGATTTTTATGTACCGTTACAAATGTGCTATTAGTATGGGCATATATTACTCTTTGATCACCAGCTTTAGATTTTTTATAAAAAGGTGCTGAATATTTTATTATTTTATCATTTGTTTTAATAGATACAGTGCCTTCAGTTAAAAACCATGCATGATCAAATGTGTGTATTGCACCTAGTACAATGCCTCCAGCGTGCATTTTCATTTCTCTTAAATAAATTTGATCTGCAAAAGTATGTTTAACAGGAAAAGCATCATGAGTTGCTATTTTACCATTATTATGTACTAAAACAATATCGTCATTTAATTTTTCTATTTCCATTAATAAGATGATTCTATATAATCCGAAGATACAGCAAATAATTCTTTTGCACCTCCAGGATCAGTAACAGAATCAGTAGATACTTTAACTGTTGCAAAATAGCCTTTAATACCTGTAACGGCATTTCCAAATATTACTTCACCTGCTGCAGCTACACTATTGTTTACTAAATTAGCTTTGTATTTGTTTTCCATACGTACAAATCCGGCATAATTAATTGGCGGAGTTAATACATTAGGAAATTGATTGCCATAATTATCATAAGCACCCTCATTATAACTATATACTTTTGTAGTTACATCTTGATTTATAGCAGATACAGCTATAGGATTACCAACTTTTTGTAAATCTGATTTAAAACTATCAACTTGCCATCCATTATCACCTTCATAATTAACTGTTTTAAAGACTTTTGATAAGCTTACTTGAGGATTAAATACAAACTCTATAGAAGATGAGCTGGTAGCACCATAAAACGTTCCATGGCTTACATCAGGGCTGTAATGAATATATAATGCTGCATCGTTAAAAGTATAAAAGTTATTTTTTAAACTTGTTCCTAATGTTGGCTTATATGTATAAAAACTTTCCCATCCTTTTACATCTTCATTAAATGATAATGTATGATATGTAGGGTTAGGTGCTGGTGCCTTATTCATATCTGGTTGTAATGATAATACATATTGTTTATTGTAAATATCCCACATACCCATTGCTTTACCACTTGTAGTTGTACTATTTAATGAGCTTAAGTTATCTCTAAAAAAATCATACATCCCATATTTAGATATTTCTGATATACCATCAACTGACAATCTTAGTACAGCATTTCTTTCTTTATCAGTAAAATATTTTCTATAGCCATATACTGCAAAACTTTCTGGGTTTTTACTTATACCAAAGTTTCCAGCAAAAGCTTGTATTTGACCAATTACATTAGGCCCAGTAGTTACAGTAGCATTACCTTCAGCTGAATAGATTGCATCTTTATCAATTAAAGCTCTATTAACTTTATTTTCTTGAAATATAACAAGATTTGTATCTTCTGCATATAACTTTTGTATTGAACCATTAGCTGGATCAACAGACTTAGTAATGTCTTCACCAACTGAAAATACATTTGTATCATTAATACCTGTTCTTGAATTAAATATTCCTGAATATATTAATGAATTTTGTTTGTGTATAGCATTTGGTTCAGATTCAACTAAATAGGCACGTACTCCATAGTCTACATTAGTATTATTATAACCACCACGTATTCTAGCTTCTTCAATAAACCATGATTTTGATTGATTTGCTGTAGCATCTTGTGGTATAGCTTTAGCTGAACCATTAATACCATTCCAAATAACATTATCGCCGCTTGCATCTACAACTTTTCTTAATATAAAGCTGTTAAAATATTTAACTTCTACTACTGCTGCCATATTTTATTATTACTTATTTATTATATTAATTACTGACCAGTTTCTGAAGGTGTTGCAGTCCTAGTTAATTTTTCTCCAGTAGCATTAAATTGTGCCGCCCATCTTCTATCTTGATCAGTATAAGCAAAATTATTTGTAATTGGTTGGCCTTCTCCTTTTACCCATGAATTCCATGTTCCATCTCTACCTGTTTTAGTATTACTAAATGCAGGAATATAAGTATGCCATTTGCCTGATGATTGACTAGTTGGTGTCCATTTTGTTGATAATGCTGAATCTGTATAAAATTGAGTAACATATTTACAATGCCATTCTTTTGCAAATACTGACACTGATGGAGTTGAATTTTTTAATGAGTTAATACTTGCACTATCGCCACTTGATGAAACTTTATATTCAAAAAATGTTGGTGATGATGAAGAGCAAGTAGGATAATCTTTAGGATAATAAAAATCTCCATATTTTACTGTTATTTTATAACGATTACCATTATAAAAAACAGATGTTGTTTCAGGGCATCTTACGTTTGTTGAAGATGGATTTAAAATATTTAAATTTACGGTAACTACCCCTTCAGCAGCATTTTGACCAACATAATTTCCATTATAATATTGAGCTTGTCCCCAAGGATAACCAACTATAAGTCTATAATCTCCAAATTTATCTGATTCTTGTTTATATCCTTGATCTTTACCAATTGCAAAAGTTCTATTTGCTTTTCCAAATAATCTAGTATAATTAGGAGTGGGAGATCCAGCTGCATAGTATTGGGTCATAACTGACATTACATCCGTAGTGTCAATTCCATTTACAAAATTATTTCCTAAAACAGGAGTTGCAGTTGTAGATTGATTTATAACACCTTCTTTATTTATTGTATTAGAACTTGTATCTGAAGAAAATATATTAAAACCAGAATTTACAGAACTAGCTTCATAATTTACTTCTTGAGCACCTCCAAAAAATATTTGTTTATTTTCTATATCAGTTGCTCTTACCCAAGGACTTGCAGCATTAGGGCGATATTGTAAATAGCAAGGCCAAGTTACATAAGGACCTTGTGACCAATCTGTTCCGGATGCAGGTAAACCAATATTATTTCCAGATAATTGAAAAGCACTATATTGTTCTAATTGAAAATCAACACTTATATATGCAGTACCTTGTGTTAGATTACTTGCAGATTGATTACTATTATAAATAATATTATTATTTTTATTAGTTATAACGGGTGGTTGAGATTGTAATGTATGACAATTAGAATTTGTTACAGTAACAGCAACTTCTGTTGGTGAAGCTAAATTATCATTTAATTGTAATGCAGTTATAGGTTGTCTTAAATTATCTATTATAGGACTTTGTTGAGCTGCATTGGTTACATCAGATACCCAATAAAAACCTTGACTTATTGCCCCTAAACCGCCCGTAATACTTTTGCAATCAGCAAAAGCTCCATTAGCAGGCTCAGCTCCAACTGTGGTATTTATTGCACATGTTGTACTTAACGCACCATTAGCTGATCCTCCATCTGCATCAGTTAATGTAACTGTTCCAGAAAAAGATCCTGTAGCAGTTCCTGTTAAATCTTGTAATACACCCGTAGATGAATCAATTGTTATAGGTGACGTTGCGTCATCATTAACTAAGCTCCATACTAAACCTTGACTTGTGTAACTTCCACTTGTATTTGAGCCATTATTTCCTGTAAATGTAAATATGTTTTGTGTTCCTGGAACAACAGCTATAGTTGAAGGGCAGTTAGTTATTTGAGGTGTAGCATTTGCTAAGCTAGCTTGGTAATCTATTATTGTAGAAGAAGCATTACCTAAATCTTGAACATTAAAATTAAATGTAAAATTATTTTGATTAGGATCCGAGTTAAAAAAGAAATATGCCGAAGTTTGTAACACATAAGAATCTTGCGAATATGTTGCTCCATTTGGAGTTGTAGCTCCTCCAGCTGTTTTAATTATTATTATTCCAGTTCTATTAGCCCCAGTTCCGTCTACTATAGTATTTATATCAACTTGAGAAGTTGGTATAGGGTTATCAGTTAAATCTAATGGCCAAAAATCATTTGTAATTGTTGTACCTATTGCATTTGCTTCAGATTGAGCATAAGTAATAATGCTAAATCCTGTTGGATTTTGATTACCTGTATTAATTGCTAAATTTAAATCAGATATAAGACCTGTTGTAGATGTTTCCCAATAAATATCTAACAGTGATAACACAGGACTTGTTTCGTATATACCTAAAAGTATATTATAATTGCCTGAAGCATGTATATCCGCGCCTATAGGGTTAATAGAATTTCCTTGTGTTGATCTTGCTAATAAAGGATTAGATTTAGATTGATAAATATCTGAATAATCTGTTGTTGTTCCTAATATATCATTTTGTTCTCCAATAGTTGATACTGTATCAGATGATTGACCAGGATAATATTGTTCATTAAAAGCTGGAATATTAGTTGAAGCATCAGGAGTAACTCTTCCAAACAACTGTACAGAACTTCTAAATTGTTTTTGTTCTGGCCCAACTTCGCTTAAATCACGTGGTACTTTATTTATATTATCATTTAAAAGAGTTATATAAGAAACAGTATTTTTAGGATCATCTAATAAACCTCCAGGATCTTGATTTAAAATACCAGGTAAATAAACATTATAATAATCTTGTTCTGTTTGTTTTACAACAATTTTATATGAATACCATCCAAGTGGATTATAACTAGCTGATCCAGTATTTCCATTATATAATCCCGCACCACCACCAGTAATTTCGCTTGTAAATAAAACTTTTAATGAATCCCCTGGCCAAGTAGCAGGTAAATTATTACTTGATGTTTTATAAGGATGGTAATATGTAGATCCTTTAAATACGCTACCGCTTTCAGTAACGTCGTCTGCTGTTACAGAAGATAAAATTACAGAAGATGTTCTTCCAAATTTATCAGATAAAACAATACCAATTTGATAATTTCTATTTTGTTTTAAAGTATGCATAGGATATTCAGTAATACTTGTATCCCATTGTGTTTCATTCGTTCCTGAAACATTAAATGCGGATTTATTAGATGCATTTACTGAATACTCTATATTAGCAGGTGGAGTATGTTTATCTTGAAAATTACTATATACAACTCTATTGCTAATAATTTCTTGACCAAAAGCTTTTACAGGTACTTTATCATATACTCTGATTAAATCTGCATTTGGTAATGTTTTAAAAGGTTTTCTGGCTTGATAATTATATTGAACAATGTCTGTAGTATTAGACACAAAATCTGCAGTTTGTATATCAATAGTATCTATAACTTTTATTGTAGTTCCATCGGATTCTTTATATAAAATTTCAATTTCATTTACTTTAAAGCTATCGTTTAATTGATTTGCATTAGAAGGTAGTGGAATTTGTAACAAAATATTATCTGCTTTATTTTCCATAAAATCTACTATTGTACTTCTATAAGCTGAATTTTCATCTTTAGAATTACCAGTAGGGGTAGTATTATTTAAAAAATATCCATCTTGATCTGGTATAAAAGCAGGTTGAGTAAACGGTGCAATTAATGAATATTCATTATCATCAAATTTAAATCTATAACTAAATCTTACAAATTTATCATTTAAATAATTTGGATCTCCAGGATAATTAGCTGCATAATATGGATTTGGTGTGCCATTTGGTAAATTTTGGCTAGTTCTATCATACATAGCTGTTTCATAAATGCCTGTATTTGCACCTGTTTCTTTGTAAAGTTGTATAGGCTCAAATGGATTATATTTAGCAACTGATATTTGTTCTTCTTTAGTGTAATAAGTAGGTGTTGTGGCTGGAGGTATAGGTGCTGCAGAAGCAATATTTATTTTACGGGGTTGATTTCTATTATCTGTAAAAAATAAAAAGTTTTCTAAAACATTTACACCAATAATTAAATTAGTTGTAGCAAAATTTAAAAATGCACCTTGTAATAAAGGAGTAGCTGTATTTGAATTTACATTATAAGAATAAACAAAATTACTTGCGGTAGGATTAAAAGCATTAGGATTAGTTGAAGGTGGAACATAATTTGTTAAAAAAACATAAATTACCTCATTAGTAACATCCGTAAATTGTCCTATAGTAGTCAGATTAGGTGCGCCTGTTAATGCTGCAAAATCTAAAAGTAATTTATTACCTCTTACATTTTGTAAGGCCCCAACGTCAGCTCCTTCGGATCTACTAACTTGTATATTAATTCCTTCTCTATATTCACCTGATGGTAGCAATCTAGCATCAAGATCTTTATTCATTTTGGATTTAATAAAAGCATTTTTTACTTCAGCCATTTAATTTTAGTGTTTAATCCACTTGGATTTATTAGTCATTACTTGAGTAAATTCTTCTAATTTAATATTAGATAATCTAATTTTAGCATTTCTTAATTTAGCGCTTCGTTCACGCTTTAATCTGTTAATTACATATTCAGGTATATTAATGCGGCTAGCTAATATAGCATGACTAATATGAGCATATAATGCTTCTTCAGCCATTTTAGGTACTTTCATTGTCGCATCATAAGCAACACCATCTGATATATACTCTAAAATTATTAATGCTCCATTTAAATCACTTGAAAAAGACATCTTACCCATTCTTTCGTCTATTGTAAACCATCCATTAACTTGCGTTAATTCTGGGTCTAACCCATAACGTTGTCCATAAAATCCTCCATAACCCCAATCAAAATTCCATATATCTAATGGTGCTAATCCATTATTAATATCTTCAGTTGTAATACCTCCACTTAATAATCTTGGGTTTGCTTTATCCCATCTTTCATTAGTTTGAGATGAACCCTCAAGTCCTTGATCATAAGAACCAGAGGTTTGTATACCATCATTGTCTTGTAAAGGTGTACTATAAGGTCTTGTTGTTAAAGTTGTAGGATATATAGGATGTTTAACTCCTAATCTATCAATCCATGAACAACCCACATAATTAATATAATCTTGTGGCAAAGGAACTGAAAGGGTAGGCGGAACTGTCATTTCTGAAGAATGAATACTTTTTAAAGTATCATAGCTAAATTCTTGTAATCCTCTTTTAGCATGAAACAATACATCTGTTCTTTTAACACTTGGTATTAACTTTCCAGCACCTACATATGCAATCATAAAATTATTAATTACATCATTCATAGATGTATATTGATAACTTCCATAATTTTCTTGAGTTGTTTTTCCAAAAGCATCTCTATTGCCATATTCGCCACCGGTTTGAGTTTTTAATTGTACAACAATAAAACTACCAGTTACTAAAGCATTTGCAAAAGTTATTGTATTTTGAAAAATACTATATTCTTGTATATACTCTACAAAACTACCGGGCAACCCAGTTAAACTTGTATAAAGAACAAAATTATTTAATCCAAATTTTGAATCTGTAGGTGAAAAATTACCATATACTAAATTAGTATTAAAAGTTGTAGTAAAAGATAATTGATTAGCTGCAACCTTAAAGCTTTGAGCACCTTCGTAATATTGTCTATTTGTTTCGGTTATTAAACCACCGTCAACTTCTGCCATAATTTATTAGCTTTTTTTATTTATTTCGTCCATTTGAACTTGTTGAGTTGCTGCTTGAATAATTTGTGGATCTCTAATAACTATTCCTGCATATATTAATATTCTTAATATCACTTCTGTTTGCTCAGAATCTTGCAATTCAAAATTTATTGATCCAGTTGGTTGTGTTGCCGCATTAAAAGGAGTTGAATTATATATATATTGGCCTAAACCTCCTACATCAAATCCCCATATAACGTCTTTAGGCTTTCTTATAAAATCAACAGTTATTTTAGAAACTATTTCAGTTGGTTTTACAAAAAGTTTATTATTTTCATATAAATAAACAGGCCAAGAAGTAGACGGCTTTGTTAATTGTGATTTATTAATATAATAAAAATCACCTCTTTGAAGTCTTTGAAGTTCAACTTCATCATTATATAATACAGTGCCTAATCTATAAAATGTTATGGTGTCACCAAAACCATCAGTTGTAGGTAATGTAAAATATGGAGTTGCTGGATTCGTTGTTGAATCATACGTAGCATTTCCAAATGTTTTAAAAATAGATATTTTTTCATCTAAATTTGTTATTCTATCTGAATAATCTGTATCGGCTTGTGGAACACGTATTTGCTGATTTAAATCTTCAAAATACTTTTCAAATATTTCAAGCTGAACCTGATTACCAATATTGTTAAATTCTTGAGGTGTCATATAACCTCTTTGTTCTTTATTTAATATTAATAAAACGGTTTGATATACGGTGTTTACGTTTATAGCCATTATTTTTTATTATTTTAATATAGGAGGATAATTTTTATATCCCCCTTATATTAATATTACATGTTATTTTAATTTTTTCTCAATAGATTTAAATACCTCAGTACCCTCATCTGTTTTGAAAAAAGCCGCCATTGCTGAATATGGATTTTCATCAAATGGAACGGTCATTAATTTTTTATCGTTTGAAGCCCAAGAAAATGTTCTTTGATCTTGTGATAATTTTATAATACCTGATTCCTGTGCTACAATTGCAATATTACGTAGCTCAACATTATCATCAGCAGCTAAATCTAAAAATAAATCTGGTTTACGTTTAGCAAACAATAATAGATCTCTTCTTATTTCTTTTGAGCTCATTGTGGTTACTTGAGAACCTACTTCAACTCTTAAGATTGCTTCTGCATGATCTATATCAATATTCTTAGCAGCATTTAACGCATCAATTTGCATTTCTAAATCATCTAATTCATCTTTAGCTTCTTCTATTGCATCAAATTCTGTATATGCAACATTTAACTTTGGATGATATAATGACAATAATTTTTGCAAATTTTGTTTTTCTTTTGAAACTGTTAATGTTCCGTCTTTAAAAATAATATGCCCTAATGTTGCTTCACCTTTTTGCTCCGCAGCAAATGGAGAAGTTTGATTAGTTGCATATCTTAGTTCCTTTTGTTCATTAGTTTTAGAATCAAACCATAGTAATGGAACTTTAGTTGTATGACGAGAAGGTATTGTTAATGTTAAAGGACTTTTATTTCCTGTTAAATAATAATTTCTGTCTTTAATTTCCCACTGTGGTTTAGTGGATTTTTTAATTGTTTCTTTTACCACTGGTGCTTCCTGTTCAATTACTGGAGCATCAATATTTTTAGCTTTTTTAGCCATGATATAATATAATTTAAAAGTTAATATAAAAAATTACCCAAGGGGCTTGCGCCCCCTGAATAATAATATGTATAATCTACTATTTAGTAAATAATACGAAGTTGTTTGCAGCCTGAACTACTAAACATCTTTCAGATAGGAAATGAACTTCCATCGCATCTAATGAAGATGTATATGCACCTCCAACAGATCCTGTTAACCAAGACTTCATTCTTCTATCATCCGCTTCAGATGCACGGTAACGTACATGTAAGAAAGGTCGTCTGATATTAGTTCCTAAGATTTGGTCATATACAGTTGATGTACCAGCTGGAACAAGGACACCATCAATAGGATTGTCTGCCATTGCACCTCTAGTAGAAGCATCATTTAAGTATTTCCAATCAGTTTTATAGAAATCATAAGAACCTCTACGGAAACCAGTAAATCCAAGATTTAATGCCATCTCTTCAGAGTTTTCAAATAATCCATAAGCTGTTCCTCCATTTGCACCAGCAGAAAGAGTAGCTAACATATCATCAAAATCTAAAGACGTAGAACGATTTAAGAAAAGCATGTTTTCTTCAATAGCTCCTTGAGTATCTAAATTTTTAAGGATATTGTCAAATGTACCTAATCCACCAGCAGCAACGAAGCCACTTACTACATTACCTCTATCTTGAATAGCTGCAAATAAACCTTGAGTACCACCATAAGCAATACCTGCAATTCCTGCAACACCAGAACCAGCTGCTGCTAATTCTCCTTCAACTACAGCCATTTCTAAGTAATCTTCAAAACGTAAACGAGTTTCTGATTCAGCTTTTAAATACCATAAGAATCCAGATGTTCCATCTTCAGTTGCTACTTCAACCCATCCTATTTGAGCAGTATCAGATCCATTGATCGCATACTTTTCTTTAATAATGATAGGAGAATTTTGAAACTGTGTAAAACTTGGAGTTACACTTTTAATATCATTGTCTGTAGTTCCTTTTCTATATTCAGAACCATAAACAAATATTTTTAATCCTGCTGTAGCCTGTGCAATCGTAGGAGCAACATTAGCTGATGTATACGATTTAACAGAAATACTAGCCACACCACCTGCTGTTACGCTTGCAACTACAAGAGCTTTAACTTCTGCTCCATTAGCTGGATTCATAATAACGATAGTTTGATTTACAGAAATAACATTTTCAACAAATGCTGCACCTGCACCACCTACAGCAAATGTAATATCATCTGCTACTGCAGCTGAGTGAGTACATCCATCATAAGCAATATGTAAACGGTTTTGCTCAGACCATACGATTTGGTCAGAAGTCATGGGCATTTCTGCACCAACCATTCTTAAGAAGCCAGATAATGTTCTGTTTCCATAACGCTCTACTTCTTGTTCATAAATTTCAGGAAGGTATTGTTGCGCGAAGTCATTGTTACCATCGGTGAAACTTAAATAATTTGTCTCTAAAAGCTGTTGCTTTTGAGACGGTTTAATTGACCCAAATACTGGGGCCACTGGAACTGTTGCCATAATTTTTAATTTTTAATTTTTAATTGAATCTTTTTTTCTTAATTGTTAATTTTGAAGAATCAAGTCCACTTATAGCTCTGACCTTAAGACCATTAACAAATACATTTCCGTCAGCAGTAGCTCTAGGCTCTGTGCTAACATTTTTGGATTTATCAATAACGTTCTTAACTGCATCAGCTTTTCCTTGTTCATAAAAATGATTTGCAATTTTATCTACATTAGATGCTGCATACATAGCTTTATGATAACCTTTAGTATCCACAACTTCACCTTTATCATTTAGGAACTTCCCAATAATATTGTTGATATTAGATTGATTATCAGCAACTTGATCTGTATTTTGAACTTTATATCTAAACTTTTTATCACCTACATTGAAATCAAAACCTTTGAAATCATTATTAAATAATTGTTTAGTATTAGATTTAAATTGTTCATGCTGCTGTTTAGCGACATCTTGTTCTTCATTATATCTGTTAAAAAAGTCTAAAGCTTTTTGTTGCTCTTGAGTAGCACCAGGTTTCAACTTGATTTCCTGATAGTATTTACTTTTAAGCTCATCCAAATAACTTTTGGCTTTTGCAACCTCTTCTTTGTACGCTAATTTCTTTTTACGTACATCTCGCTCATCATCTACGTCTTGATCATATTCAAATTCATCTTCCATAAGAAAGCTAATTTCTTCAAAATCTAAATGAGGACGAGTATTTTTATAATATTCTCTTAAAAGCGTTTTATCATTAACATTATTATAATCTGCATTTAGTCGAACATAATCTTCAATATTTCCACCAGTTTCTTTCATAAATGAAACTAAGCTTTCAATATTTTCGGGTAAAATTCTTTCGTCTTTTACCGCTTCTTTAATTTCTTCTTTAATTGTTTCTTGCTTGGTTTCTTCTTTGTCCCCAATTTCAACAATTTCTTCTAAGACTGTTTCTTCTTTAGAATCTTTGGCAGTAGTTTCGGGTTCATTGTTTCCTTCAACCACTTTTTTGCCATTTTCGGATGATTTGCGAACATCCACTTCATTTGTGCTTTGCTCCTGAACGGCATCTTCTTCTTTTTTTTCGTTAGGTACAATTACTTTTGTAACTGTTTCTTCTTTTTCAACTTTAGGTTCAACCAAATTTACTTTTGTAATTTCGTTTTTTTTCCCAAGCTTTTTCATTTTAGGTTTTTTCTTTATTTTGAAATCCCCCTCTTTAATTTCTGGTGTTGTTGACATAATATAATAGTATAAAATTGATTAATAAAAAATTATCTAGGATTAAATTGTTCTAATCCAAATCCGTCTAAGTTGTCATTTCCAGCGGATTCAAAATTCTTAGGTAATAAATCATTTTGTCTTTGATCTATTAACTCAGATTGTTGTGTTCCTTGTATTCGAACACGTTGATCTTTACGATCTTCAATTTCTTTTTCTTTATTTGTTTCAGATTTACCTTTAGCTTGAGCTAATTGAACCTGATAATTAAATTCCTCTGCCATAAGTTCTCTTTTAATTTGAGACTCTGTACGCATTCTTTCAATTTCAAATTGTGACTTAGCTTGTTCAATGCTAACTTTTTCAGCTGTAATAGCCTGCTGCTTTTGTACTTCTGCTAATGCGGCTGCTTCAGAAGCTTTTGCATTTGCGGCAGCTTGAGCATTTATATTAGCTAATTGCTGTGCTTCAACTGCTTCTTGTTTTTTCTTACGTTTAAATTTAAGAGTTTGATTAGCAAGCTTTAAATTTTTAATTTGTCTTATGTCAATTGCATCTTCTAAATCAATTCCACCTGATTGTAATGCAACTTGAATATTTTGTTCTAATTGGGCTTGTTCTTCTGCTTCTGGTTCTAATTCTAAATATATACCAAAATCATATAAATTTAAATCTTTTATTTCATTTAATGTTTTAACATTAAATTTTGAAATACTTTGTTTTAATGATTCATTAGTTAATGGATTTTCTAAACAATCAGCAATTCTTAATGATATATTTTCACATATTCTTAATGTTAAAAATAAACTAGATTTTAAAATATGTTTAGTTGCAATATTAGATTGATTTGCTGCTATTTTTTGTAATCCAACTAATGCATTTTTATCAGGGGTGCTTGCATCTCTTGCTTCATTTAATCCGGTAACATCTCTTATCATTTGCAAATAATATTGATATGTACCAATTAATGAATTTATTTTTGCTTGGCCCGCAGAGGAAGTTAGTTCTTGTACAGGAACTTTACCTCTATTTAATTCGCCATCTTGTGTTAAAGATCTTCCTACAATACTACCTGTTTGAAAATACATATTTAAAGCTTCGGCTGGATTATAATTTGTACCATTACCTAAATCCACTTCTGCTAATCCATCCATATCTAAAAATACTCCATCAGGAACTATTCTAGACATTACTTGTTGTAATTTTAAATGAGTTAATTGAATCATATCAGCAAATCCCGTAATTCTACTTACTAGCGATTCTACACGACCTTTATACATTCTAGGTGCCGTAACAGCATAATTCATTTTAACTTTAGTAGTATCTGCGTAAGGCCTAGTCATGTTTTCACATAACTCCCACCTTAACATTGTATTATTACCTAATACTTTAACTCCATCATATAATACTTCAATTGTTCTTGAAACTCTTTCAAAATTATCATTTGGGGGAGGATTAAAAGTGTCTGGTTTTTCAATTACTTTTTCTAATCCACTTTCTGTTTGCTTTATTTTAAATACTTGATTCATGTAAGTTTTATACTCGAAGTATAATACTTGAACTGTATTTTCATCATAATTACCCCAGCCTGAAACGTATTGCTTATTACCTGGCATATTTTGTATATCTTTTAATTCTTCTTCAGAAATATACGGAAATTGCTTTTTTAATTCTGGTATTGTTATTGATTTTACTTCACCAGCATAATATATATCTTCAAAATCAGGATCTTCGGTATATGAATAAACTAAATAAGCTGGATCAACATAATCAACAACAATTCCGTTTGTTACATTAAATGATGTTTTTGAAGCACCAATACCTAATACAGCTAAATCATATACACATCTTTTTTTAATGTTATCATATTTATTATTAGCAAGCACATTATTTATAGCTTCTTCTTCAGCTATTTCTACAGATTGTTTATAGCTAGTTTGCATCATAACTTCTAACTCCTCTGGAGTTTCTGGCAATTGTTCTGCAGCTATAGGTGAATTAGAAAAATCCTCACCTAATAATTTATTAGCCATCCCCTGCAATTCTTGTGTATACATATCTCTTAATACACTTCTTGCATATTCTGTTTTTTCTTGTAATGATGCTGGATCTTGTGCAAAAGCTTTTATTTCAAAATCTTTATCTGAAATACCATTTACTACAATGTCTATAAACTTTGGTATAACCGGTACAGGTTTCCAATCTAAATTTAAATAAGACAAATCACCATTAATAGATAATTCATCTTTATATTTTTGAATTGATTGTTCACCTCTGGCATACAATCTTAATTGGTGGTAATTATTCCAAGAAGTTTGGTATCTATTCCAATTACTTCTACCTTGATTAAACCACTCTCTTTCTATAGCATGAGCAACTTGTCTACCATAATCTATACTGGCTTTTTCTTCATTGCTTACTACTTGACTTGGAAATGAGCTATTAGGGTTTGTATATACATTCATTTATTTTATAATTTTTGAGGTACTACCATCATTATTGTACTTTTTTATACCTAAATTTATTGTGGTTTTAATTCTTTTACTCACAGGTGCATATCTATTTTTATTACAAGCCATTATTGCAAGTCCTGAACTAATTGATGCATCATGAGCAGTTCTATTGTTAATATTAAACTTTGCCCAATCTTCTAACGTTCTTTGAAAATACATATCGCCATATCCTTCTCCTAAAAAACCCACTTTAGTTTCTATATAAGATTCTATAGCAGCTGCATGAGCCTGCTTTATATCTTCACTTGAATTAGGTATTCCACCAATTTCTTTTTCTGTTACAGATAATTTACTAAATTTTTTATCAGGTCTATTCATTGAAAAGCCTCTGTAACCTCTTCTTTTAAAATGATATAATAATCTTGGTTTATTATTTTCTGCAAGTATTGGCATTCCATAAAAAACACATGCCATTAATACATCTTCAAAAAATATTTCTGCTGTTTGTGGTCTGGCTATATATTCTAAAAAAAATTGATCTAATGGAGCTTCTTCCATTGAAAACTTTGTTAGCCCATGAAGTGATCCATTCGAACCCCTCCTATCAACCGTACCAGAAATATCATAACTATCACAACCAAAAGCACCCAGGTGCTCGTTTCCGGGGTATTTAATTCCATTTTTTTCTATTGTTCTATTTTGAAGATTATATGGTGGTATCCAACTTATTTTAAATCTTCCTTGTTTATTTGGAGTAAAGATAACTCTTGTATCTACAATTCCATTATACCATTGAAAATTACCTTGACTTATTACATTTGTATTACGCAAATCATTGTTATAATCTATTTGCTCGTAAATTTTACTTAAATTAAATAAAGCTTGTTTAGCTTCATCTCTAAAAGCATGATCTTCTGTTCTTGGAAATTGCCGATATAATTCATTTAAACTATCTTGATCATCTTTTAAACCATCAACTTCGTTTTCCCAATGTTGTATTACTCCTATATCAATTTCTTCGTTGTCGATACCTTGAACAATTTGTTCGGGTGTTTCGAATACAGGAAATCCATAAGTATTAATGAATCCTTCGTAGTTCCATTCCATAGGTATGAACAAACTATATAATCCTGAGCTAGTCTGTCCATTGCGGTTTCTTTTTGTAACATCAGATTCGTAATATAATTTTTTAAAATTTTTTCCGCCTTTATCAAGTGAATTAGATGTTGATCCCATCATACACTTACCTATAATTTTACTACCTAATCTTAATGTAGTTTTTGTTACTCGCCAATTATTAAGAATATTGTCAGGTCTTTCCCATTTGCCTGATTCATCGTGTACTAATAATTTTAATTTTTCACCATCATAACTATTGTCTCCAGTGTTTTTCCAATCAATAGTTGTATCTAATCCTTCTAATATTTGTTTTTCACTGGTTTCAGTAATACTCTTTTTAGTAAACTTTGATGCTGGAACCCTGTATGCAAGCTCTGACTTGGGTCGATCCATTCCGTCTTGTATTGGTTTGAAAAAAAACGGGTAGTTAACTGATATGGGTACAACTTTATCTGTGAACATTTTCTTAGCATCAGAACCTGATTTGGACAATATCCCAAACCGTGCGTCTGAAGTAATTGTAGCTTGATGGACGGTTTCTGCTGAAGACATAAAGCTAAAACCGGATCTACGGTTTTTAAGATAGCACATTCCATAACATCGTTTATCGGCTTTGCAGGCTTCCCAAAAAATGAAGAAGAATCTATTAGCCTCTCTGAAGTCTGGCTTCCCAACATCAATTTTGGTGTGTTGCAGGTACATATAATGAGAGCCAGTAATATAAGTAGGAATTTTATTATTAATAAACCAATAACCTTCTTCACGCCTTGTAAATTCTCTATTGATATAATCATACCATTTATCTTTAAAATTACTTGGGTATGTTTCCCATTCAAATATGCTTTTAATTTGAGATAATTCTTTTGGAAAAATATGAGGTTCCCAAATATTGTTATTGTTTTCAACAACTTTAGGTTCTTTTGGCAAGGCTACTACTAAATTTTGTATTTTAACAATATTCCCAATAGTACCGTTTCTGCTTATTACAATTATATTGTGTTCTTTATTATAACCATACTCCCATTTTTTATACCTATTATTTTTTTTTATTATATTAGGTTTTATTGGGGAAACATTTTGAGCTAATGTTTGAGCGTACATTATTTTGATCTTCGTTCAGCAAATCCACCAAATGATTCTTTTTTATCTAATGGCTTGTTTTCTAATAAATTTTTTTCAGCTTCAATACGTGTAAGTATTTCAAATGCATCAAATATTGCTAATTTTTTTGTTGCTGCTGCATTTTTTAATCTATCTGCAGATATATCATCGTCTCCTCCTGTAACAATTTTTTCTTCAGCTACTTTAATTAATTCTTTAACTGCTTTTTGCCCAGCTTGGATTATATTCAACTTCGTTTCCTTCGTATTCATATTTGATTACTATATCATTAGATTGCATACAATAAAGTCTTTCATTATCAATAATAAAATCCCATTCACTATTTGGTGTAAATCCTACTAAGTCTCCTGGATTAATTCCAGTAGCTTTTAAGGACTTATTACCGTATTTTAATATACCAACAAGCTTTTTTTCTTTATCAAGCGTTAAAGTGTTTGTATCAAGTATTGGTTTTACAAAACAACGTTCAGAAATTGTATTCCATTTATTATTTTGTTTATATAAATACATTTGGCTTATATCACAAAAATATTGATTTTCTTTAAACCACGATCGGCTATTTTGTTGTTTACCTTTCATGTTATAGAACTTTCTAAAAACATTTTGATGAACAACTACTAAATCGTTTTTTTTTACTTTAGTTGAATATGCAATGGGTGTTTCAATTACTAAAGCAATTCTATTTATTGCTTTCCAGTTTTCAATAGATGTATTTAAAATTAATTTTTTATTTTTAATTTTAATTTCATTATTGTATCGTTCCCCTGCAGGTTCTATAATAAAATCGTATATACTTTTCATTTAATACTGTAGATCGTATTCTACTGAAATTGCCATATTAGAATTAAATTTTTTCCAGGGCATTATTTCATTATTTTTTTTAATATGAATATTATATGAACTATCTTGATCTTCAAATAAAATATAAGCTATTTCATGGCCCCCATAAACTTGTTGCCCTATAGCATAATGCATAGCTTCATTTTTGTAATCAGCTCCAATACTTATTTTTCTAATAATAGAAGACATTATTATTCTTTGTTTTCTTCTTCAGGTATTTCAGTATAAGAACCATCTTCAATATTAATTCTTATTCTGCCGTACTTAGTTTCAAGTTCTTGTTTAAATTCTTCAATTTCTTGACTAAGTCCAGCTTGCTGATGCAGTAATGCATGCTTTTGAGATTCTAATTGACCTATAGCTTTTATGGTATCGCTTAAAGTTTCTTGCTGTTTTTGAATCTTTTCTAATTCCTCAGAAGAAATAGATGTAGTTTCCACTTTTTTCATTTTATTAAATTTAATTGTTATTTGTAAATATAATTATTTTATTTTGTTTTGTCTTTTATTTTTTCAAAAGTTCGTAGGCCACCAAGACCAAGCATACCTAATAATACTGTCATTAAATGTTCCATTTGTAAAGCTGGTGGAATATCAATAGGTTTTAATATCCATATAAATAAATCGCGTATAATAAAATTATAAGCTAAAGCAATTCCGCAAATCCATCCAATAAACGGTCTCCAACCAGCAACAAATATACTTCTATGACCAGCTTCAATTTCATTTATTTTAGTTTGTAAAGATATTAATTCATTAGGATCTAATTCTTTGCCTTTTATTGCTTCCCGTATATCCCAGGCTAAATTACCTATTGGTGTTTTACCTCCACGACCACCTTTTAATAACCCAAGTAATACCTGCCACATGATTTAATTTTTCTTAACAGAACTTTTAGCATTCATTCTTTGTATTTTTAATTCTTGTAATCTTTTCATTTTTGAAAGATCACCCGGTTGTATACCTCTTTGTTTAGCAATACTTGAAATTCTTTTTGCTTGATTTGGGTCTGTTCTACTTAATCTTCCATAAGCATCAGCGGACTTTTGAGCTTGAAATTGAGTTAATCTATCTGGTCCTTTAACTGAGGGAGTTGATTGCCTACCACTCATTTTTGTTTCAAATTCTTTTTCTAAAGATCCTAATGTGCGAGCAGATCCACCCACTTCTTTTTTATTAGAGCCTGTTCTTGAATCTTCAAAACCTTTTGGTGCTGGTCCAAATGGATCTTTTTTATGACCATCTATATGATTAAATAATGCACTAGATTCCATTTTTTTAATTGCATTATTTCTAAAAGGGCTTCCATCAGAAGTAGCTCTGTTGTCAATAGGCATATATTTTAAATCTTTATTCATTTTGTTTATATTAAGTTGTTTTATTGTACGCTTCTTTTTCCCACGGTAAATTTAAAGCACCTTCTTTCATTGTTGCGCGCGGATATGTTTTACCTTTCCAAAATACTGCAGAATCATTATAATCTAAATCACCACGACGCATTTGATCTAAATGAACTTGCTCGTGGTTTATAACATTTCTTAACTGATCTTTATCAGTAATATCTTTATTAACTAAGATGCTACCATTTCGATTAGCCTTACCTAAAACACCGTCACCTAAATCTACATTATAGATAGGAGTGTTATCAATAGTATATGGGGGGTTAGTCAAACTGAATGCCACTTTTTTGTTGTTGTTTATATGGGAACATTTTATTTAATGCTTCTTTACGATGACTGCATCCACAGGGAATGTTTAATCCTTCTGAAACTCTATCTACAATTGTTTTAATTCCTGTAGCAGTAGTAATTTTTTCTACTGTATCACCTAATCCTCTTGATTTCATTTAATTATTTTTATTACATTCTTTTTCCAATACGTTCTGCTCTTTTAGCCATTCTATCATATTTTCTTCTTTGCTTAAGTGCTTTTGATTGATTTTTAGCAATATCAGATGTACTACTTGAAGACTTAATATTTTTAATAGCTTTTTCACCTTTAGCTCTTGCTTGACTAGCTTTTGCAATAGTCTTTTTTAATCTTCTACTTTTTCTAGAATTTGTTGCATCTTTAACAATAGGCATAATTTTTAAATCAGCTTTTGCTTCTGCAGATTTAACTTTTGGTCCATCAGTTTTAATTTTTTGTGCATAAGTGTTAGTAGTTTTTACAGCTTTAACTTTCTTTCTTGCTTTTACTTTTGGTTTTGTTTTTACCGCCGGCTTTGTTTTAGCTGAAGAGCCTATACCAAATCCTTCATTTCCGGATCCATCATTTTGCACACCACTTGTTCCAATAGATTTTATTTGAGTTGGTGGTTTTAACTGATTAGATGCATAGTTAGCTTGTTTTTCAGTCATAGGACCAAAATCATTTTTTGCAGATCCAACAGGACCTAAATTGGCTTTATTGGATGTAGACGTTTTTTTAGCAGCTAATTCAGCCATAGTAAGATTACCAGAAGCTCTTCTTCTTTGTTGCACTTTATCTGCAACTTCTTTAGTACCTATACTTCTTAAAGCTTTTATAATTAATCCGTCAACTTCTAAGGGAGTTTTATAACCTTTATTAAGATTAAAAAGAGCTGAATTTTTTTTCATGTTATTTTTTTGAATTAGCAGGTTTACCCATTTTTGATCCGTAACCTTTGTTAAGATTTGCAAGCGCAGAACCTCTATTATCAACAGGCATGTCTTTTAAATCTGCCGCAGCTTGTTTAGCAGCAGCTTCTTTGCTCATTCCTTTTGCTTTATATTCAGCCATTTTTCCTCCAAAGGCATTACCATTTAAAGGTGCTCCAAATTTATTATTATCTGTTACGCCCTTCATGCTTAAAGGGTGTTTGCTTTGATTGTATCCCATTTTTTTCATAATATTAGTGTTTCATGTGTTTACTTAAAAAAGATCCATCACTCTTGATGTCCCCTGCTAGTTTTGAAATATGTTTTTCATCAGCTGTTTGATTAATATCTTTATATTTACCACCCTTACGCTGATCATCAAGTACATCTCTCTTTAAATAATCAATGTGAGCTTTATCATCTCTCATTGCGGCACGTACATTGCCTTTAGTTATTTTAGTTCCCATTTGTTTAATTTTAATTATTAATTATTTTTTGCAACCAAAGTTATTTGCATAGTTTGCCATTTCTCTAACGTCTTTACTATACTTACCTTTTTTTGCTTTCATCACTGCTGAAGCTGCAGAACAAGCATCTTTAAAACCATTAGCTTTTGCCCATGTTGTAAATTTACCTCTGTTTGCTTTTTTAATTTGTGGAAATTTTTTCATAATTTTTATTTTAGCAGTTCCATCGACGTCGTGCAGCTCTACCTCTTTTAGATTTCCATCCTTTAGATCGAGCACAAAATGATTTACGTCTTTTCCAAGCTTTACTTCCTTTTTTAATTTTCTTAGGATCTTTAGTAACTGCCGTTTGCAGTTTGCTACCTGGATTATCTCTTTTATATTTTTTAACGCCTTTTTCAGACATTCCTCCCCCAGCCGCAGCTCCTGTACCTGTAGACTTAGCTTTATTATAATAGCCTAATGACTTCTTTTTTGAAGGAGCAGGGGGCTTTGATTTTTTAAGGAATGGTGAATTTGTTTGTACGTACGGCATTATATTATTTTATATTGTGTTTTACCATCTATTCTAAAAGCTTGGAGTATTCTTTTTCTATTTTCCATTTCTGATATAAAACTAAAATGTACCCAGTCGGGATTATGAGAATCTCCATATTCCCATATTAATTGATCAAAATCTAAATTGTCTTTTATAAAATGAAACATTTCAGCATTAGATTTATAATTATATATATCATCTACATCAATTGCTCTTCCTTCACAATGTTGTGACCGGGAACTCCCTCCTATTGCTTTATTTAATTTTTCACAGCGAAAAAACGAAGTTACTTTAATTGGTCCTCCAACCCATTCGCGTAGTGGTTCAAATACTTTATCAGCTACTTGGCTCATGTTTTGCATTTGATATTCTGTTGGTATATTTTCAATACCTTTTCGTATTGCGGTTGAGGATTTTATAGATTCACTGTAAGTTATATGTTCACTAATATACTTACTTTTCATATTACTTATTTTTTAGCGCTTTTACTCAAAATATACCACTTATGAATAGTATAACCAATTGTTAAAAGCAATAAAGTTATTTTTAAATATGCGTCGATGCTCATTAATGAAACCATCAGCGATGCACCATTTATAATGTAAAGCTTCAAATCCGTCATTGTCGATTTAAAATTTAGCATTACCTGTATATCTTTTTACAGACTTAAGGGCATTTGCATCTCCTCCTTTATTAGCTTGAGCTATTGAAGTAATAGGTGTACCTGCAGGATATGCTTTTGTAGGATATTTAGAAACTTCCATTCCATTAATACCACTACTAGAACCTGGTGCGTGCTGACGATTGTCTTGACTTAAAGGCCCGTCCCATATATGTGATTCACCTACTATTCCTACTTTTTTATTTTTTGATGCTGCATTGTATGCTTTATCTTCTTTCATTGTGTATTATTTAAATTTGTTGTTGGTATTTCTCTATCAAATGAATTAGGTATGGGTTGTCCAAATATTTGTGCTCCAGTTTGCATTTCTCTAGGAGTAAATGGTGAGGGAGACATAGCAGGACCCCTACTTGCTTGTCCTGGAATTGGCATAATTCCTTGTAAGTCAGCAGAAGGTAATGTTGTTCCCATAGGATCAACAGCTCCTAAATAACTAAATGCTGATTCTTCTTTTTTCATATTATCTATTTTTATCATTATTTACATTTTTTATTGCAGTTTGCAAAACAATATCAGTGTAAGTTTTACCCCTCATAATTGAATTTCTTTTTTCACTACTAGGAATATCTTCTTCACCAAGCATAATACGGTACATTCTACTTATTAGCTGTTTACACTTAAATGAAACTTTGTATATGTTATACTTTTGAGTAGTTTGATTCCGACGTCTCCATACTTCAATCCAACTCTCTTTCAATAATCTGTTCCAGCGCTTATTATCCCAGCTGTAAGCGTACGTACCTATCTTATAATCTTGTTTTGTAAATAATTTAGTGCAATCAAAATAAATTAAAAGCTCTAAATCAGCATCATTTAAATTGTTATTACGACAAGCCCACTTTCGAATTATTCTATAATGTTTTAGCAAGTTTATATCTCTTAATTCACTTGCCTCAAGCTTTTTCATAACACTACAACTATATCAGAAGATTTTATAACATGATAAGCTGTTTTGTTTATTTCTATAATATGTCCAGCATGTTTATCAAAATATATTTTATCTTTTTGTTTTATGCCTTCAACTTCATCACCTACTGATATTACTTCTGCTTCTATATATCTTACATCATCTTTATGAGCATCCGCTAAAAGCAATCCTCCTTCTGTTTTAGATATTTCTTTAGCTGTCTTATTTATTATTAAATTTCTACCTATTGCCTTCATCAACTCTTAAATTATTGATTACACAATCTGTAGATAATATTGTAGTTGCAACAGATACTGCATTTGATAATGCACTTTTTGTAACTAGCAGTGGATCTATAATACCACTTTTAATAAGATTACAACTTTTACCTGTTATTACATTAATACCAGTACCTTCACCTAAAAATGGTCCATATGTAATACCCGCATTACTTAATATTGTTTTATATGGATATTTAATTGCATTTATAAGTATTTTTTCAGATGTTGATGGATTTTTAATTGAATCAGCCGCGTTATGTAATGCTATACCTCCACCTGGAACAATACCTTCTTTTATTGCAGCTTTAGTTGCACATATTGCATCTTCAACCCTATCTGATTTTTCTTTTAATTCTATATCTGAATTAGCACCTACTTTTACTATTGCTATTTTAGCCGATAAACGAGCTAAACGTTTTTCTAATCTAATGATTTCAGCGGGAGGTTTATTTTTATTTAAATCTTTTTTTATTTGTTTTATAGATTTTAAAACTTCTCCTGAAGGTTCAGAAACTTGAATTATAGTTTCTTCATCTGTTGTAATACTTTTTAAGCATGTCCCTAAAAATTCTGGTTTAATAAAATCTAAATCATCACCTAAATCTTCATTAATTATTGTTGCTCCCGTTAACATAGCTAAATCAGTTAACATTTCTTTTTTAGTTATTCCATATGTAGGAGCATTTATAACATTAACTTTTATATTACCCTTTACTTTATTCATGGCTAAAGCAGCTATAACTGGTTGCTCAATATCTGCTACTATTAATAAAGGTTTATTGTTTTTTATAACGTATTCTAATATACTTTGTATTTGTCTTACATTTTCTACTGGTGATTCAATTAATAAAACTTCCGGATTTTCTAATTCAGCTGTTCTATTTTCTTTACTTGTTATAAAATGAGAGTTTATTAATCCCTTTTCATATTGAACACCATCTACAATTTCAATTTCTGTTTCTGCAAGTGATGACATTTCCATCATAACTACACCTGTTTCATCTACTGCTCTAAAAGCATCACCAATTATTTTACCAAGATCAGAATCATTATTAGTTGATATTGTAGCTATTTGATCAATCATATTTCCTTTAACAGGAACTTTAATTTTATCTAAATATTTTAAAGTCTTTTTAAGAGCTGAATCAATTCCAAATTTAACATCTCTTACACTTACACTTTTATGTATTTTAGAGGCTTCATGAAGTATTGCATGAGCTAATACGGTAGCTGTAGTAGTTCCATCTCCGGCTTCTTTAACTGTTTTGCGAGCTGCTTCTTTTAAAAGTGTTGCTCCCATGTTTTCAACTGGGTCTAATAGTATAATACTATCTGCTACAGTTACTCCATCTTTTGTAATAACAGGTTTACCTGATCCATCTTCCAGCATTACGCACTTACCACCAGCTCCTAATGTAGAGCTGACAGCATTAGTGAGTTTATTTATACCTTCAAATACTTTTTCCCTAGCTTCATTTCCAAAGCTAAGGTTTTTGACGATTGCGTCTGACATAATTTAATTAAATTTGATTAGTAATATTTATTTGAAAGTTTTTACAACTTTAGGTCCTTCAAGATAACCAATTTTCTTTTTGTAATATTCAATTGAAGCATCAATAGCAGCCTCAGCTCCTTCTAATGTTTCTCTTCTAGTTACATCATTCCAATCAGTATCTATTTTAAAATCTTGATATTCAGTTTGAAAAAATCCGTTTGGTAATTGGGTTATACGCCAATTTTCTTTATCAGCGATGTGCTTCCAAAGGTTTTTGGTTTCTTCTGAAATTTGTGGTTGACTATTCCACGTACTAGTCCGGTAATATAGTGTCATTTTGGTATTGGTTTTTTAGCTTACACAAATTATTATAATGCCAAAGGTAAGCTTTCTTTAGCATATTGGTTTATAATATATTATTACTTGTTTTTTTTATTTTTTAGTAATATAAAATTACTGATCCGGCACCGCCACCATGATTTGCAAATGCCGTTGACGTGCTACAAGCTCCACCAGAGCCATAACCTTGAGGAAAACCGGGTCCCACACCTCCTACATCATATATATTATTACCAGCTCCTCCTCCCATTCCGTAGCCATTAACTCCTTGAAAACCTTCAGCTAAACGCCACGAACTGTTACCATATCCATCTGTTCGAAATGCTCCTTTTCCAAAAGGAAATCCAGAAGTTGAAAGTGTAGTGCTTCCATAAACAATTGTAGAATTACCTTCACTAAGAGATCTTCCACCACCATTACCACATGTTAGTACTAAATTTGTTGATGCTGTAGCTATAGTTAATGTCCCACTTGTAAATCTTCCTCCATTACCTCCTCCTCCAGCACTTCCTGATTGATTGGTAGGATCATATCCGTTTGCTCCTCCTCCAATTATAAAATAACCAATTGAAGCGCCATCTACTAAACCTAAATCTGTAGCTGGATTAACTGCTATATCTGTATTAATATTACAAATAGTAACAGTATTATTATTATGTGTGGTACTCGGTGGAGTACTCACAAAATCAAAATTGTTGTAATTTCCTCCAGAACTACCTGTTTTTTGTATAATATAAGGCCCATCTGTAATAGGATAACCAAACCAAAGAGTACATTTAGTTCCATTAGCTAAAGCGGTTGTATTAGCTTGATCAATAGTAATAGCTGTATTGCCACCTGTATATCCAAAAGGATAAACTCGACCTTGTGCAATATTACCTCTTAAATTATATTCTTTTGTAAAGCCACCACCGCCGCCTCCACCGCCGCCGGTTGATAATTCTGTTGCTCCTAAATATATTGCCATTATTTATATTTTATGTTGTTATATATATTGTACTTGCACTATACGATCCTAATGCATCATATGCTGCTTGTGTTAATGTTATTGTTTTTATAATTGATGAATCTACATTTGTTGATTCTACTACTGTTCCTGCCATTTTATTGTTTTTAGCTAAATTTTATTGTTCCTGTTCCAGTTGTAAAGATTAATACTGAGTCTGTGCCTACTATACTAGGTGTAGGTGCTATTTGTTTGTATGTATTCCATTAGATTGAATCCCAAGATTGATTGTCTTCATTCCATTTATACAATTCCCCGTCTGTTGGATAAGGTGTAGGCGGTTGCCAATCGTGATTTAAATCAAGTGTCCAACTTGCAAAAGGTTGTGGAACAATAAAAACATCATTTGTTGAATCATATTTAAAACCAATTGCCGCAAATTGTTTTCTTATGTTTCCATTATAAGAAGTTTGTATCCAAGTTGCGTTTCCAAATAATGAATTTAAAAATACCTTTCCTTTGTATTCGCTTTCAGTATTATCAGCATTTAAAAGAACATCGTTGTTTACTACTAAAACTTGTGTAACAATATTGTTTAAATCTAATTTTGCAAAATGTGCCATATTAATGTGTATAAGAACCGCTTCCTGTAAATTTTAAAATTGTATCAGATCCATCCGTAGTTACTGTAGGACTTCCTGTCGTAGTTCCGGAATATTCTGCGGTTGGTACCCTTAAAATAACAATACCCGATCCGCCACCGGAATGAAAATCGCTATCAAAAGCACCACCGCCACCGCTTCCGGTGTTGACGCTACCATTTCCGACGCCATTCATATTTTGGTATCGGATGTTAGAACCATCGCCACCGCCTCCGTTTCCACCAAGACCACGAGTTCCGCCGGTTGATGCTCTTCCCCCACCGCCACCTGCAGCGTAAAATATTGACGACCCAGTAATTGAAACTGCTAAACCATCCCCGCCGTCTCCGGACGCATAACTTCCGGCATTTTCTCCAACTTGACCGGCTCCACCACCTCCACCGGATGCAGCATTAGCGTTACCATTTCCACCGGCAAATCCTTGAGTTGGACTTGATGTTGCCGCGCCTCCGGTTATTTGATTATAACCACCACCACCACCGGAACCACCTGTTCCCGCTGGTGAAGAACTGAAGGTTGGTGTCTTAGCACCACAACCACCACCAGTTGAAGTGATTGTTGTTATATCTGAACCGGATATTAATGTATTATTTCCATTGATTGGTCCGGGGGAAGAACCACCCGCACCACCCGCACCGACTGTGATTGTGTATGTTGTTCCTGATGAAAATTCAAGTTGTGATTCCGCCGACGCACCACCTCCAGATGTTGACCCGTATGATGTTCGTAAACCACCGGCTCCACCTCCTCCGGCGGAAACGCCAACGGCTGAAAACGATGAGTATTGACTATGTCCTGAACCACCTGTACCCGCACCGGCAACAACAAGAAAATCAACTAAAGTCGATGCAGCACCGGCAATTCCTCCAAAAACTAAACCTTGTCCAAACATATTAAACTGCTATTTGTGAAATTGAATACCAAAATTCAGTAGCACTTACACACGTTATTTGTATAAAATTCTTTTTTGCTGAAGTGTCATCATATTCTCCTGCAATTAAATTAAATGTACCCGCAGCACCACCAACTGTATATGCTACTGTATAAGTTCCACCTGCACCAGTTACAATTATTGTTTTAGCTACTCCAATAACGGGGTTTGTAATATTTAATGTTGTATTAGCGTTAGGTGTTAATGTAAATACTTGAGCTGTTGTATAATCCACATTTATAGTAGCAGCTGCTGTCAAAGCAGATGCTGTTGTAAACTCAGTACCAACCTTAACACTAGTGACAGCATCATCAGCTATTACTCCTGTGTTTACTTTAGTTAATGCCATAATTAAGGTTTTATAGGTTTAGTGTCTGGAAAGGCATCTGTAGATGGCCAGTCTCTTAATTCTTGTCTATATGTTATAGTTGCTGCATGATCAGGATGGTCAGTTAATGGAACTATATAATCAGATCCTTTTAATTCACTATCTCTCCAA